AAAGAACAATTACTTGAAGCAATGAGAGACTTAAACATTGATAAAGGAGAAAAATAATGGCCAAGTACGGGTTTACAGCAGTTAATCAAAATCTTAATAAAAATACTTTAGCTAAAACTAATTTACCTATAATTAGTGATGCTAGTATTAAAGTAGGACGAGTAACAAGTATTAGTTTAGATCCTAATAAACCAAATGAGTTAGGAAATATAACTTATGTTAATGTAAGTGAAGTCCCACAAGATGAATCTCAAGTAGTTAATAAAGAAGAACTTTTAATTGCTAAACCCTTATATACTAATCTAAAAAACTATCCACTAATCAATGAGTTAGTTTTATTAGTTTACCAACCAGATACTGGATTGATGTCCAATACTCAAAGTAAATCTACATATTACATGAGTGTTTTAAGTATTTGGAATCATCCCCATCATAACGCTATTCCCCAATACGAAGGAAACCTTCAACCTAGCCAGAAAAAAAGTTATGTTCAAACTTTATTAGGTAGCCCGGTTAAAACAACTAATAAGGCCACAGAAATAAACTTAGGAAATACTTTTATAGAAAGACCAAATATTCACCCATTATTACCTTTTGAAGGTGATGTTATATGGGAAGGTAGATGGGGAAATAGTCTTAGATTTGGTAGTACTAATATTTTAGTTACTAATGATACTAAAGTTACTCCAAAAACAGATGCTTTCTATACTACTTATAATTTTGGTTTAGGGGAAACCACCCCCTCTTCTACATTTAACTCAGAACTATCTTTTATATCTGCTAAAATTAAAAATTTCCAAACGCAGTATAATGATGTAAGTATTATAGTTTCTTTAATTGCTGGGGAATCTCAAGTCACTAACCCTAATAATGCCCCCTCAGGTACTTTAGCTAATCAACGATTAGAAAATCTAAAAAAATTACTTTTATCTTATCCTTTAATAAATGTAAACCCTATATCTAATACTGTTATAGGTTATACTCCTTATATTCCTGGTGTTAATAATCCTAACGACCCTAGATATTTAAATGAACAATTTATTACTGTAAATGTTAGTGTTAGAGGAAACTTAATTACTAAACAACCTATTAAAACAGTACCCCTTAATAACTGGTCCTCAGGATCTATAAATGGGGATCCTATAACTATTCTTAGAAATGGACAGGGTAATCAAAAAGATGAAGGTTGGTCTCCTATTGTTGAAAACATAAATAATGATAATTCATCTATTTATTTAACTTCTACACAAAATATTCCATTAATAGCTAGTAGTACCAATTACTTTAGTTATTCTACAGAAGATGCACCTATAACCCCTAATCAATACACCAATAACCAAATTATACTAAACTCAGGACGTTTATTGTTTAATAGTACTTCTGATCATATATTATTATCATCTGCAAAAAGTATTAGTTTAAGCTCACTTAATTCGGTAAATATAGATTCCTCAGATCTAATAGTTCAATCTAATAAAATGTATTTAGGATCTAAAAATGCAACGGAACCTTTATTATTAGGAAATCAAACAGTTGAATTATTAAATCAACTTATAACTAACTTAGATCAATTTATGAAAGTTTGTTCTAAATTAGTTGGGACAGAAGTAGGAGTACCTTTAGTTCCCCTAAATGCAGCTGCCGAAGGGATGTCTAATGTATTAGATAAGTTAAAAGGTAATTTAGAAAATTTAAAATCAAAAGATAATTTTACTATCTAATGGCTGAAACTAAATTTGCAACAACGGGAAACGTAAATGACGCGGATAAAACCCCAATTGATTCTTACTATATCATAGGAACATCAGGATACCCTGTGGTATTCGCCCGAGCTTTTAAACAAACCCCAAATGGTGCTGTAGAATTTACTAGAGGTTTTTATACTATATATAGTGAAAAATTAAATGTAGAAGAATTAATGTCCTTATCTTTCTTTGAAATAGCAGATGACATTAATAACTTTGACAATCCCGAAACAGATTATATTATAGAAAATTTTATATATAATCCTCCCGATTTTTTAAATATTCAATCACCAACTTTAACCCCTGAAGAAAAGGAAAAAGAAAGAGCAGATCAAGCATTAAAAGCTGAAGCTAATACTTCTCAAGTAGAACAGTTAGCTATAAACGCCGACTTAATAGAAAACGCTCTTCCCGACGAATTAAAAGCAACGGGGTCTGCTAAACTTCCATCTTTACTTCTTAAGTTTGGAAAACAATTATTAGTTTTTATCCTCCCTTTCTTACGAGATCTAGTCACCAAATACTCTGATGAAATTTGCCCTTCTGAAAGTGAAATGAGAAATTTAATTTCTTTAAGAAATAATCTAGTCAACCAACTTAACCTTTTAGGAACTAATATCAACAAAATAGGTCAAACGCTTACCGGAGCTTCAGCTTTTCTTTCATCAATATTAACTATTATTAAAACCACAGATGCAGCAGCTATAGCTATTTCTATAGCACAAAAAACACCACCCTTAAATTTTTTACCCACCCCAGGAACCATAACTTCTTTACTAAATGATGCTCAAACTTTTATTAGAAAAAAGACATTTGATACTTTAGGAAATTCAAAATTAAGTAAAATTTCTGGGATTTTAAATGGTTCGGCTTTAGTCATATCTTTAATAGGCAATTACATCTTACAGGCTTTAAGTTATATAGCGATTATTGATGTTTTTATAGAAAAGTGTACGAAAGAAAATCCTAATCTTAGTGGGGTTAAATTAGTTCCTGTTTCTGATACTATTAAAGAATTAGCTAATGCTCAAAGAAAAGCTCAAGATACTTTAAATCAAACCCCTTATAAAGGTTTTATTATTGAAATAGAAGAAGTACCGTACAATGATAAAGTATCAAGAAGAAAAGCTGTTGGTCAAAATGCTCAAGGTATTACTTTAATTCAAACTGAACTTTCATTCACTACTAATCCCCAAATTCTTATTAATGAACTTAAATTTATTATTGACAGAGATAATTTAAAAGCTTATTAAATTTAATATTTATAACCCGATGAAAACCACAGAACTTAAAAATTTAATCAAAGAAGCTGTAAAAGAAGCTATTCAAGAGGAATTAAAAGATATCCTTTTGGAGGCAGTTCGTGCTCCTAAAGCAGTTGTGACTGAATCATACGCACAACCTAAATTAAATAACCCTAAACAATTAAATGCTGAAGAACGTAGAAATATGTTTTCTGGTATTATAGGTGAGATGCAAACTGGAGGCGCCGCAACAACAGCATATCAAGGAACTTTTAACCCTGCTGGAGCTTTACCTGGGGGTGATCTTCCCGCAGGACAAGTAGGATTAGATCAGATAATGAATTTAATGAATAAATAATGGCTTTTGGAGCGCAGAAAATATATCCCGTTGATACCAAACCAGGCGTTGCTGTTGGTTTGAATCTCCCTTTTAATGCTCCTGCTGTTTTTTATTCCACTTATACTACTAAAGATGCTGTTAGAAATAATTTAATTAATTATTTTTTAACTAATAAAACTGAAATATATTTAAACCCTGGATTTGGAGGTAATTTAAGAGCATTTATTTTTGAACAAATATCTGAAGGTAATCTTGATTTTTTAAAAGAAAATATACAAAACCAATTATCTGAATATTTTCCTAATGTTGAAGTAAATGAGTTAACAATTAATGGTAAAGCAGATTATAATGAAATAACTGTTTTTCTAAGTTATTCTATTAAAGACACGGGAATTAATGATGAAATACAAATAGTATTTAACTAATGGCTACTAGAAGAAACATACAATATATTAACAAGGATTTTACTGAATTAAGAAGATCTCTCATTGATTATTCTAAAACATATTTTCCTACCACATACACAGACTTTTCCCCATCATCCCCAGGTATGATGTTTATGGAAATGGCAGCTTATGTAGGGGATGTTTTATCATTTTATCTTGATAATCAAATCCAAGAAACTTTTTTACAGTATGCTCGTCAAACAAATAATTTGTATGAGTTAGCATATATGTTTGGTTACAAACCTAATGTAACACAAGTAGCAGAAACCGATATAGATATTTACCAATGGGTTCCTTCTATCTTAAGTGGTTCAACTTATATCCCTGATTTTAGTTATGCTTTAACTATTGAATCTAATGCTGTTGCCAATCAAACAACAAATAATAAAATACCATTCTTAATAGAAGACCCAGTTGATTTTTCTACATCAAGCTCCTCAGACCCTACGGAAATTTCTATATATGAAATATCGGGAGTTAATCCTACTAAATATCTACTTAAGAAAACAAGAAAAGCAATTTCAGCAACTATCAATGAAGTATCATCTTCATTCACAACCCCAGAAAAATTTACCACAATTGAAATTAATACT